ACACTATTTCCACCAATTCTGCAATTAATTATACCGTTATAATATTTCTCGCTTAAGAGAACTTCTCTTTCAAATTGTTCTTTTGTTTCAAGGTATGAGCATTCGCCTTTCGATTTACAGAGATGTATAATCTCTCTATGAAAGAAGTCCTCTCCCATATTTTCGACATCTTGTTGTAAGTGTTTATTTGAACCGTAGTATGTACGCCAATCGGATTCGACTTTAAGCCTTTGGCGTCTCTTACGAGTTTTTGTAATAGGAAGCGTCTTTGCTTTCCAAAAGAATTTTTTACCAATGTATTTCCTAGCAGTGCCTCTATTTGTTATACAATAAACAAAACCATACCACACATCAGGAGTAAAATCTTCAGGAGGTTCAAATGTTCTGCCTTGGTATATCCAATTATTCGTCATTAAAATCTAATTCATCCAAATCATCGTCGGCTGGTTCGCCACAATGAGGACAAAAGTTTATTCGTGTTTCTCTATCATCAGGTTTTATGACTATGCGTGAATAACAATATTCGCACTCTAAAATCACAATTCTAAATCTACCAACGCTTTAAGTTCTGTGAAACCACCTATCTTATTTCCATCAAGAATAATTTGTGGAAAGGTTCTTGCACCTGGAAATGTTTCTAACATTTCTTCTCTTCCAAAATCTATTCCTAATTGTTTATATGTGTATTCCATATCCTCTCTTTCGCATAAAGCTTTTGCTTGATCGCAAAAAGGACAATTATCTTTTCCGTATATCTCTACCATTATGTTCCTGTTGATGTGCTAGTTGATGTTGATGTACCAGTACCCGTTATTGTAGTAGGTACTGTTGTTGTGGTTACATCCATATTTTCGAGCTCTTCAATAATTTGAGCTTCAATTTCAGCCTCTGTTTGAGTTGATGTTGATGTACCACTTAATGCTTGTCCTACTGCTGTAAGTACTGCTGCTGTTTGAGTTACTTGTGTAACATCAACTGCATTATCTGGTACTGGTGTTGATTGTTCTACTACAGGCTCTTCTGGTTCAGGATCAACCTCTTCCCAAAGGTTTCCATCCCATGCCCAAAGTAATGCTATTAATACTATTATTTCCATATGTTTCTCCTAAAATTATTTATAAGCTTAATCCACTTAGTGTATTTTTATCTACGTCTTGTTTAACTCCGCCTACTACATAAGAACTGATTTCTGTTTCTTGTGGAGCAACTTGTACATTTCCACCTGAGATCCATTTTTCAGTCCAAGGTAAAGGATTCATTTGTGGAACATGATAAGGACAAGGTAAACTTAATGCTCTCATTCGTTTACATCCTATCCATTCAATATAGTTATGTAATATTGCTTCATTTAATCCAATCATAGAACCATCTTTAAACAGATATGTGGCCCATGCTTTTTCTTGTTCAATAACATCTACAAATAAATTAACTGCTTCGGTTTCCATTTGTTTTGATATTTTAACAAAATCTTTATCTTCTTTTAATAGGTTACGTATCATTACAGTTGTACCAGCTAAATGGGTATTCTCATCTCTTGCAATAAACTTAATAATCTTTGCATTACCTTCCATCTTTTTAAGTTCGGCAAATGCCCAACTACATGCAAAAGATACATAGAATCTTATTCCTTCAAGAGCATTAGCTGAAAGTAGAGACATCCATAAAGTTTTTTTATGAGACATTTTATTTGTTGCATAATTATTATCATCAATAAGTTCATCATAATATTTTGCTATGTCATCTCCGCAATCCATGATTTCTTTGATATTTAACATTGTATCAAAGACTTCTGATGGATTAGGATATATATTTCTTATAATATGAGTATATGATCTACTATGTATTGTCTCAAAGAATGACCAGGTTTCAACCCAGTTCTCTACTTCAGGTAGCGAACATATAGGAAGGAAAGCAAGGTTCGGGGCCCGACCTTGAACAGAGTCCAAAAGTATTTGCCTTTTGAGATTAGATGTGAAGATGTGTTTTTCATGATCTGTTAAGTTATCGAAATCTTTTTTGTCTTTCGATACATCTACCTCCTCTGGTCTCCAAAAGAATCCTAATTGTTTATCAGTAATCTTTTCTAATTGTGGGTATTTGACTTGATCGTATCTTGCGATGTCAACACTATCATCAAAGAACATATTTCGTTCTAAGTGAGATTTTTTATTTTTCTTTAGTACTGCCATCGGGTTTCCATGAAATATTTGATTTTGTTTCTATTGCATCTTGTGCACATTGTATATATTCTTTATCTTCTTCTGAGAGTACTGACCAAAATTTACTTATTGTTAAGGTATGATCATATACAACTTCAGGATTTCTTAAATGATAATCTACTTCCATCCAAGCTTGAAGTACATCCATTCTTTGATTTATTTTTTTTCTTAAATCTTGCATGAATCACAATCTTCATCATCTTCAATATGAGTTTCTAATTCACCATCATATGCATGATAAGTTTCACCGTCAGTCATCTCACCAGCGCCATCAAAGGTATTAAAGTAATATAACTGTTTGAGGCCATACTTATATGCCGTCACTAGATCAGTAATCATTACTGACATTGGTACCTTATGATCCTCAAAATGTTCAGGATTATAAGATGTGTTTACAGAGATACCTTGGTCTATATACTTTTGTAATATACCACATATTGCTAAGTATCCTTCTGGAGATTTTTGATCCCACAATAAGTCATACTTATTTTTAAGGTGGTGATATCCAGGCACTACTTGCGCCATTACACCATCTTTACTCTGTTTGTACGATACCAATGCTCTTGGTGGTTCAATACCATTCGTACTGTTACTTATCTGAGCGCTTGTTTCAGCGGGCATTAAGGCCATTAGTGTAGAGTTTCGAATTCCCGTTTCTCTGAGTTGTTCTCTTAACTCTTCCCACGGCAAACGTTCTCTATGCACTATAAGATTATCTATCGCTCTCTTATAAGTGTCGATAGGAAGTATTCCATCAGAATATTTCGTATCAGTATTATATATCATTTTTCCTTTCTCAGCGGCAAGGTTTGCTGAACTTTTTATTAAATAGTATGACCATGCTTCAGCGTATTCATCAACAATGTCGTATGCTGATTCGTCATATTTTAATCCGCGTTTTGCTAAGAAGTACGCGAGGTTGATAATACCAATTCCCAATGGCCTTCGAGATAATGTTCCTTTCTCAGCAGCTGCGATTGGATACCCTTGATAGTCAAGTAGCTCATCAAGAGCACGCACAGACAAATCGCAATATTTTTCAAATTCGGTAGTTTCATTTATTAATCCCCAGTTAATTGCCGATAATGTACATAATGAAATTTCACCTTCTGTGTCATTATAATTAGTTAAAGGCTTTGTAGGTAAATCAATCTCACAACAAAGATTGCTCATACGTATAGGAGCAACTTCAGGTTTGAATGAGCCATGATCATTTGCATGGTCTACATTCATAAGATATATTCTACCTGTATCTTTTCTTTCGGTTAAAAATTTTTGAAAGACTTCAAGTGCTGGTAATGTCTTTTTACGTATTGATGTCTTTCTTTCGTATTTTTCGTAAAGATTTTCAAATTCATCTTGATCTGCAAAGAATGCTTCATAAAGTCCTGGTACATCATTTGGATCAAAGAAGGTTATATTACCTCCTGATAATAATCTTTCATACATAAGTTTATTAAACTGAAATGCATAGTCCATATGTCTTACACGACTTTCATCAGTACCTTTATTGTTTTTAAGTACAATAAGATCTTCAAACTCATAGTGCCAAAGAGGTAAGTAAACTGTGGCCGCTCCTCCGCGAACACCTCCTTGTGAGCACGACTTCACAGCTGATTGAAAATACTTTAGGAATGGTATCAATCCTGTATGTACAACCGAACCATCGCCTACTTTGGCACCATTCGCTCTGATTGATCCTGCACCTATTCCTATACCAGCCTTTTTGCTTATATATCGGACAATAGAAGTAGCAGTAGCATTAATAGAGTCAAGGGAATCTCCTGATTCAATAAGGACGCAAGAACTGAATTGTCGAGTCGGTGTTCTAACGCCTGCCATGATTGGAGTAGGTAGTGATATATAAAATTGAGATATTGCATCATAATAATCCTTAACATATTTTAATCTATTTTCTTTATATTTGCCAAACAAAGTCATAGCAATCATCATATAGAGTATTTGTGGTGTTTCGTAAATTTCTTTTGTTCTTCTATCTTGAACTAAATACTTACCACGAAATTGTTCCATACCTGCATAAGTAAAAGTATCATCTCTCTCATGCTTAATATATTCATTTAACTCTTGGATTTCTTCGTCAGTATAGATATTAAGAATTTCTTTATCATAGACTCCAAGTTGTACATTCCTATTAATAATAACCCAAAGCGATGGAACCTCATAGTCTCCATAAGCTTCTTTTCGCATCTTATAAGATATCAGTCTTGCTGCTACAAATTGGTAATTAGGTGTATGATCAGAAATTAATTCTGCAGTTGATTTGATTAAAAGCTCATGTATATCATAAGCTGGTATTTTATCATAAAGTTGTATGTTTGCTTTGAGTTCGATCTCAGACATTGACACGCCTGATATATCTTCAACTGCCCATTCTAAAACTTTATGTACTTTATCTAAATCGAATGGTTGTATTGTTCCATCTCGTTTAGTGACATTTATTGTATTTGTTCCATTCATTATAATATATATTATACCACAAAACTAAACAAATGTAAACGTTTATTTTTGTTTAATTTTAAGTCTTCTTTCGATTTCGTTTAGGCGATCTGCCACTAAAGGATATTTTTCATGGAACTTTTTATCTTGTTTAATAATATCAATTCCAAGTTTATCTTCGCACCATGCATCAAATTTGAGTAGATATGGGTGTAAAAAAGATAATGCTGATGTAGCTAATAGCTTTGTAATGACTGCTTTAAATACTGCTACTAGAATACTAATCATTTTTCTTAATTGCTATTCCTGCACCTTTATCACCATTAGGCATGGTTACATTTCTATAATATACAACCACTTCGCCTAATTGCTTTAAATACCTTTTTAATTCTTGCATGTCTTCAGCCATGACTTTATAATCACCAACTGATGTGGCAACAAAGACAATTTCACCATTATTTTGTTTTTTCATTTCATCTAAGAAACGATCCAAATAGGTATAACCCTCTGGCCAATCAGGATTTTCTGTTTCAGATAGATCGCAAACCTTTGGTCTTGTTTCTGAACCATCTTCTTGGATAATCTTTTTACATGGATTTGCTATTCGAGCTTCTGATACCACATACCATTTAGGTGCTGTAAGTTCTACAGGTCTTGGTAAATCAGGTTGCATAATATCTATTTGAA